ACAAGTTTCTCTACACAAATAAAAAATTATCCTGTGCAGGGATTTGCTACTGCAGATATAGTTCCGTTAGCTTGTATTAATATACAAGAGTTAATTAATAAACATAATCTAAAAAGTATGCTAATAAATACAGTCCATGACTCTGTTGTGGCTGATATACATCCAGATGAAGAGACTGAAATGGTTGCTGTAATGCGTGAAGGTGCGGCAAAAGTAATTGAGTCTTTAAAAGATATATACAATATTGATTTCAATGTTCCCCTAGATACTGAAGTAAAAATTGGCTATGATTGGTTAAATTTAGATGTAGTAGAATAATATGTTGACAATGAGTGTCAGTATGTTAATAATAATTATTAAATAGATATACTTGGAGGTATATATATGACTGAATTACAAAAATATGATTCCTTATCAAAGGAAGAAATAATGAGAATGACAGGTCAAGAAGATGACTCTGGTTCTGGCTCATTAGTATTACCAAAACTTTCTATAAATAGAGTTGGTGAAGATGATGATGGAAATAAATTAGAGGTGGGAACATACTCAATTTATGATACTGTATCTGAACAAAAAGTTTATAGTAAAAAAGGCAATGGCCCTGTGCTATTTAGACCTTTTATACGAGGGTATCAATACATGGAGTATGATGCTGAAACAAACACTTATCCAAATTACTCAGTGATTTTTAAATCATGGAAAGATGAGGCATTAGATATTAGTGGGGGTACAAAATGTGGTAAAGTTCCTTACAAAGAGTTAGATAATCTAACTAATGAAGAGGCGGCAAGGCAGAAAAATATAAAATGCTACACTTTAGCATATGGATTATTAAATATGCATGCTGTTACCGGTGCAGGAGAAGAAGTAAATGTAGAAGATTTACCTTGTCTTTGGCGTACAACTGGTATGAATTTTAGACCTGTTAACGAGTCTATTAAGAGTATTAAAAATCGTGGTAAACTTATTCAAAACACAAATCTTCTTCTTTCAACAAAGAGAAAAAAACATGGAACGAATGTTTATTACATGACTGATATTTCTATTGATGATAAACAGGTAGACTTTACTAAAAAAGATTTATCTACAATGGAACTTTTTGCCGAGACTATTGGTGAAGAGAATAAAAAAATTGTAGATGCTTGGAAAGAATCTTCAAAAACTAAACATACAAGTAGTGATGAGGACTCTGAAAGAGTCATGAAAGACATATCACCAGAAGAGGCATTAGCATCCTAGTGTCAGATTCTATTTTAAATCGTGTTCAAATGTTTTTAGCGGAGGCCAATAAGGCCTCCGTTGAAGTATCAGATGAACTAATAGAAGAGTTTGGAAATGCTTGTAAAGATGCATTTAAAAAACAATTTACTGAAAAAAGACAGACTGATTTTAAATACAGAATGTCAAATATAGGTAGACCTCTCTGCCAATTACAAATGGAAAAGAGTGGTGCAGAATCTGAACCAATGCCTTACAATGCTAAAATGCGTAACCTATTTGGTGATTTAATTGAGGCGGCGGCAATAACTATTATGAAATCCGCAGGAATTGAAGTAAAAGATATACAAAAAAAAGTAACACATAAGTTTGATGATAAACAAATTAATGGTACTATGGATGTAAAAATTGATAATAAGGTATGGGATATAAAAAGTGCATCACCTTGGTCATTTACAAATAAGTTCTCAGAAGATGGTGGTGGATTTGAATCTCTTAAAAAAGATGATGCTTTTGGGTATATAGGACAAGGCTATATGTATGGTATTGCTGACAAGTCTGATTTTGGTGGATGGATTGTTATTAATAAATCTACTGGAGAATGGTGTACTACAGAAGTTCCGGCAGAACATGAGGCTAAAGATGCGGCAGTTAAAAACGCTGAAAGTAATATAACTAAATTAGAATCAAATGAACCTTTTAAAAGATGTTTTAGTGATGTAGAAGAGTTCTTTTATAAAAAACCTACAGGCAATAGGGTTTTAGGTTTTACTTGTAGTTTTTGCCCATATAAAAAACCATGTTGGGGTAATAAAATTCAATATTTACCACAGCAACAATCTAAAAGTAAAAGTCCAAAATGGGTTTGGTACACACAAATTGATAACCCAAGAGTAGAAGATGAGAACGAGTAGTCGTAAAGCTAAAGGGAGAAGACTACAAAATTGGACAAGAGATACATTGCTATCTATATTTAAAACTTTAGATGATAATGATATAAGCTGTGCTATTATGGGGGAAACGGGGGAGGATATTAAGTTATCCAACCCTGCTAAAAAATTAATACCTTATTCTTTTGAATGTAAAAACAAAGAAACATTTAAAGGTATATATGATATTGTTGCTCAAGCACAAAGCAATTCAAAAGCAACGGATGTGCCGGTTGCTATAATTAAAATGAACAAGTTTCAGCCGTTAGCTATTGTTGATGCTACACATTTTTTACAACTAATAGGAAAACAAAATGGATAATGGTGTTGATACAAAAGTCAATAGTATAACAATAACAGTCTATCCTGCTGAAGGTGGTTTTGGGTGTGTTATAACAGAGCCTAAACATCTACCTCTTACGCAAGAAATGGGTGTTGCTTTGACTATTGCTCATGGTATGGTTGCAATGTCGCTAAACCAACCAGATGTAGTTTTTGATGAAGGTGTAAATTCTTTAGCAAAATTAGATAATGATGAAGTTGCAAAAGGAACTGTAACTTTAGAGGAAATGTTTGAAAGAAAAAAGGGTAGATTACACTGATGATAAAAACACAAATAAAAGAAAATAAGAGTGATAGTATTAAGAAGTTAAAAGAAAGTGATTTTTCTGTAACTAAATTTTCAAAAGATTTATCTTATGGTAAGAAACATGAAAAACTTGTTATGAAATCTATGGAAAACTTTGAATTAAAAACAGATAGAATGGCACATAAAACAGGTAATGTCTATGTTGAATTTAAATCAAGAGGTAAGGATAGTGGTATAAGCACTAGCAAATCTGATACATGGATATTTAAAATAGTTAGCAATGGTGATAGGCATTTATTTTCTATACAAATTCCCTTGACAAGATTAAGAAAATTAGTTAGTAAAGATTACAGAGTTGTTCCGGGTGGGGATAACTTAACCTCAAGAGGATATTTAGTGCCAATAACTGATTTAATAAAAGTATGACAGTTGAATTTTGGCAATGGTGGATTTTGATTATGGTAACAATAAATACTTGCATAAATACTATTGTGTTTTTTGTAGGTAGAAAATTTAAGAAGAAAAAGAAATGATAACAAAAGAAATTTTATCTGAGGCTACAAGATTAGTTGGTACAGATAGGCAAAAAGATTATGGTGATAAGGTAGAAAATCACAATAACATAGCTAAGTTATGGTCAGCATACTTAGATGTAAAAATTGAGGCACACGATGTGGCTATCATGATGGCGTTATTAAAAGTTGCAAGAACAAAACTTGGGGCTGTTAGTAAGGATACTTATATTGATATGTCTGCATATAGTGCAATTGCAGGTGAGATTAAATTCAAGGAGGAATAATGTCAGAACAAACTGTAGCTTATATAATGACTGAAGAAGTAAGGAGTGTTATACTAAAATATATGTATACACGACCTTATCAAGAGGTAGCACAAGGTATTGCTGTATTAATGCAACTGCCTAAACTAGACCCAAAAATAAATCCAAGTTTTGTGCAAGATGAAAAGCCAAAGTCAAAATAAAAAAAGGGAGCATAACGCTCCCCTTTTTAAAACTTCTGTATCTATTGGTAGTGATGGTTTGTTAGTTATAAACCATGAATGGATTGAACCTAGTAAATTACTTGATGCATTATCTATTTATAAAGACGATTATTATAAACATATATTATCTGCAATAATAAAACATTGTAAATCTGAATCAGTGTCTTTTGATGATAAGTTAAATAAACTTCTTAGGCAAATGTAGATAACATTTTATCAGTCTGACCATCTAAATTTAATTTGCCTACATCCATACCTTCATTAAGTATTTCAAAAGTTTCTTTACCATTTTTTTGTGGGGCATCTAAATCTACTCCCCATGCTTCAAAATCTCCATATCTATCTATATACCATTGTTTAACATCTGGTGTAATATCTATTTCAAATTTACCATCTTCTGTAGGATGAACATTATCTGGAAAATTATCTTTTGGTGGCATAACTCCTAAATCCCATAAAGGTATTTTTTTTACTGTAAATCCTAAAGACTCTAATATTTTAGCACTGTTATCATATGAGGCTCCAGTAACTTGTTCACCTTCTTTTTTCTTTTGTATTGTTTTTGATGTTGGCCACGCATAAACAGCATCACCAGAGTTATACGCATGCGTAATTCCTGTCCATAAATCTTTTTTTAACCAATTGGCTTCACCGCCTGTAGGGCTTCCTGCACCCATTTCTCTTTGTATTAGCGACATAGGAATATCCATTGCCATTTCAGTTTCGGTAATAAAATCTTTGTAGCTATCAAATTTTACATCTTCACCTGTGTAATTTTGAAAATCACCCACTTTATCTCCAGATGATAATGCAGGAAATACTGTATCAGAAACCATAGATTTTAATTTATCATACTCTCCTAAAACAGTAATACTACCATCTGAATTTTCTTTAAAACGAAGTAAGTTTATGGGAGTTTGTGTTTTTTCCCAATCAAAATTAGATGTTGCAGGAGATTGCTCTAAATCAACTTGTATTTTATCATACTTAGATTGCAATACTTTACTTCCATCTGGTAATATTTCTACAGAAAATAAAGGGCGTTGTGTTATACTGCCATAAAAAGGAGAACCTAATTCATCTATACCCGTTCTCTTATCTAATTGAATTTCTGTTGGTTTTGTAGGTTGTATTTCTTCAGCCATTAAAATAGTGCGACCTTTATAATTGCCAGTTCCTTCTCGCCTATTAATAAGTTGCCAAAATGCTAAATTTTCAACTGTGCCTTCTGAGTATAAAGTAGAAAAATGCCTATCTTTATACATAGGAAAATTAGTTAATAAATTTGTAGTTCCATAAAGTTCAAAATAATCTTGTTTTAAACCATACTCTAATTTTCCATATAAATCATAAGTAGATTGCCCTTGCCATTTAGGTTTACCTTTTACTATATAGCCTTCATTTGCACCTCCGGGAACACCAACTTTTTGTTCTTGTGCGTACTCTGGTGAATTTTTTAATTTATCTACATCGGCTTTTCCTTCTACAACTTTTTCCTGCAATCCATTAAAACTAAATCCTGCACTATCCTTTATTTTTGATAAAGCATTTTGATAATATTTCCATTCTGGTAAATCTTTTGCAAAAGTATTTGTTATAAGAGTTTTAACCATGCTTTCAAATTCAACCATAGCGGGTAATCGTGACCCTGTTCCACTTTGTTCCAACATTACTTTAGCATTATCTGCTACAGCTTCCATATATGATTTAGCCATTAAAGAAAATTGCTCATAGGTAGGTGTAGAAATTGTTGTTGGTGGTTTATCACCTTGAAAATGTGTAAAACCTTTTTCTCCATTTATTGTTGCTGTTGTTTCATTTCTTTTTACATTATTAAGGTATTCCATCATCCATGCTTGTGCATTTTTAAATACAGGCCCATTAGGTGCTCTTATATTATCTACAAGAGAGCCTGCAAATTTTTGTGTAATATCTCTAAGTTGTGACTGCTTATTAACACCGCCTCCCTGTGGAATCCAATCATAAATTTTCCAATCTCCATCTTTAAAAGTATTATAAGTTATACTAGTTTCTATTAATGTATTTTGGGGTATTACACCTCTATTTTCTCCTAACTTATTCATTAAATTATTAGATGAATATTGTAAAAGAACTGGATTTAAATACTGATTATTTATAAGTTCATTAATTTCATTTCTTGCACCTATTCCAAAACCATGTACTGAATTGCCCGTTTCTGGATTTATAACAGGGGCCTGTAAAGTAGATTGAATAATTTCCCTATGAACATCCGCTATACTGTCGTGTGTTTTACTTATAGAATTTTCTAATCTTGCAACATCATCAGTTATAACCCCTTTAGTACTAGCGGCTATTTGCCCTTGTAATTCAAAAGGATTATCTTTAAGATACTTTAGTACAGAATCTTTAGAAACTTTATTTACATTTTGTGCATCAAGTTGTGCTATCTTATTTCCAAATCCTGTAACATTTAAATGTTTTCTAAATCTTTTAACTTGTGCAACTTTTTTTACTTGGTCTAAAGTAATAGCACCTTTTGCATCTGCATTAATTCCATCAACTGCAATTTCAAGTCCATTGTAAAATGGGCCTTGTTGTAAAGTAGGTCTAACATTTTTTTCTGTAACTTTTGGTGGATTTTTTATTCCGGGAGCAGGAAGTAAGTCTTTTGGAGTAGCCGCCGCACCTACACTTTGTGCTTGAACTGGCCTAATATTATTTACTTGTCTTAAATGATTAGCAATATTGTTAGCCATTATAGGCCCATATTTATTAACGTTTGCCTGTTCCCAAGATTGGATAGCTAATTGTTTTATTTCTTTTTTTACTGTTGCGTCTTTTGTTGCGGCTTCTGTCATAACTTTCCAGTCACCTTCAACAGTCATATTTTTAGCTTTCTTTTGTTTTACACCATTTTCAAATACTTTAACAGTATTTTTAAATTCAAAAGGAACTTTAGCTTTTATAAAATTAGCAGTTGCTTTCATGCTTGGAACAGGATATTTAGGCATCCTCATAGCACCATAACCAGTAGCCTCCCATGCCGCCATTACTGCACCTACAGTTTCTTTTTGTAAACTTTCTGTTATATCATTATGTATTTCAGCACTAAGAGGTAAACCTTGTAATGCTCTGTATATATCATTAAAATTTGCAACAGTGCTTGCTGTGTATCCTGCGGCAGTATCAAGTGTGAGACCTAATGCACCTTCCATTCCACCGGCAAAAAACGCACCTGT